GACCGATACGAGGTCAATCAAAGCAGCTGACATATTTTACTAATATAGTATATTAAAAAAATCGAGCGATAACGTAGTAAGAAAAATGGTTGTTTTCCAAGCTCTTACCTGGGAAACTCAAGATGACGATCAAGCCCATTTAGTACGTGTTTTTGGTAAGACGTTTGATGGGAAATCTGTATGTGTTACGACCGAGTTTAAACCATATTTTTACGTGAAGCTTCCTCGTAAAGATTACAAAACATGGGCTTCTATTTGGTATCAAAAAATGTGTAGATTATGTCCTGAACTTAATTTTGATTATACGATTATAAAATCGAAAGACGTGTGGGGGTTTCAGGATAACGAGGAGTTTTATTTTATGAAACTTGAATTTGAAACTTTGGGTGATCGTAGGAAGGTTTCTTATAAAATTAAGAATAGAGCTCTTCCAGATGAATACAAAAAGCTGAAAGTGTACGAGTCTAATCTTGACCCTGTCCTGAGGCTAATGCATAGGACTGGTATACAATCGACTGGGTGGTTAGATACAGGTGATTCGTGTTATGATAACAATGTTGCACATGTTGATATCGATTTATATTGTAGAGATTGGACACTGTTAAAACCTGTTGATAATCCAGAAACGGCCCCTTTTGTTGTTGCTTCCCTGGATATAGAATGTAATAGTTCTACTGGTAAATTTCCGGATGCGGATATAGACGGTGATTGTTGTTTCCAAATAGCTATTTCGTTGTGTACGTTTGGTAAAGATATACCTTATGATAAAACATGCTTTTGTTATAAGAAAACGGATTCTAATTTGGATGGGTGTAATATATTCAGTTATGATACTGAAAAGGGTATGTTAGAGGCGTTTAGTCAATACATGATTACAAAGGATATTGATATTATTACGGGTTGGAACATATTTGGTTTTGATATGGAATACATAATGAAACGTGCTAAGAAAGTTGGGTGTTCTCGAAAGTTTTATAAGATAAGTAAATTGAAAGATTACGCGTGTAAAATGGTGTATAAGAAATTGTCCTCGAGTGCTCTTGGTGATAACGACTTAAAACTCTTACCTATACCTGGTCGTTTTGTTTTTGATTTGTTTCACGAAGTAAAAAAAGGGTATAAACTTGATTCGTATAAACTTGATAACGTTTCTAAATTGTATCTTGGTGATCAAAAAATAGATATGCCTGCGAAGGAAATGTTTGCACGTTTTGTAGAGGAAGATCCTGTTAAATTACGTGAGGTCGCTGAATACTGTATTAAAGATACTTTACTTCCTCATAGGCTTTTATCAAAGTTGTGTACACTCATTAACCTTTTGGAAATGGCTAAAGCAACGTGGGTTCCTTTAACGTACCTTGTTGAAAGAGGGCAACAGATAAAGGTTTTTAGTCAATTAACAAAAAAGGCCCGGGAAATGGGGTACCTTGTTCCTACACTTTCGTGGGGCGAGGGTATGGTCGATGGGTATGAAGGAGCAACTGTTCTTGAAGCGCAGAAAGGTGCATATTATACTCCTATTACTGCACTTGATTTCGAAGCGCTGTATCCATCTATAATGATGGCGCATAATTTGTGTTATTCGACTTTGATAATGGATGCTAAATATGAAGATAAGGAGAGGTATCCCGATTTAGAGATCGAAACGTTTGGACAGTTTAAGTTTGTTCAAAATGTACCGAGTCTTTTACCGAGTATTCTTCTCGAGCTTAAACAGTTTCGTAAACAGGCTAAAAAAGACATGGCTAATTCGACTGGTTCTATACAACAAATGTATAATGGTAAACAATTGGCGTATAAAATTTCCATGAATTCTGTATATGGGTTTACGGGTGCATCTAAAGGTATGCTACCGTGTGTTCCAATTGCGTCATCAGTTACTCGAAAAGGTCGAATGATGATAGACGATACGAAAAAATATGTCGAGGAGAATTTTCCGGGTTCAAAGGTACGTTACGGTGATACCGATTCGGTTATGGTTGAATTTGATGTTGGGGATCGCAAAGGTGATGAAGCTATTAAGTATAGCTGGGAACTTGGGGAACGTGCAGCATCTGAGTGTACACACTTATTTAAAAAACCAAATAATCTTGAACTTGAAAAGGTGTATTGTCCGTATTTTTTGTATTCAAAGAAACGGTACGCGGCAAAACTTTGGACACAAGGTAAAGATGGAAATATGAATATGGATTATATTGATGTTAAGGGTTTACAGCTCGTGAGAAGGGATAATACACCTCACGTGCGTGAAGTGTGTAAAGAATTACTCGACGTTGTTTTAGAGAGTAGTGATACTGGTCCACCAAAGGCGCTTGCATTACAACGTGCTATAGAATTACTCGAAGGCGATGTTCCTCACGAAAAATTAATACTTTCACAACAATTGGGTGATTCATACAAATCTGATAATTTATCGCACGTTCAAGTTCGTAATAAAATGAGAGAACGACAACCTGGTTCTGAACCACAATCGGGGGATAGAGTTCCGTATATTCTTTTAAAAACACACGATCCTAGAGCAAAAGCTTTTGAAAAAGCTGAAGATCCTAAATACGCGGAAGAGAATAATTTGCCGGTTGATTATCCGTATTACTTTTTGAATAAATTTTTGAATCCGGTGTGTGATTTGATAGAACCGTTATTTGAAGATCCTAAAGAGGAGATATTTGGCGAACTGATTACACGTGCTAAACCAAATAGACGTAAGAAAATTATGGATGATCCTACACAAAGAAAAATTAGCGATTTTTTTAATACTTAAAAACAAGACCTTATATACTAACAATGGTAAACGTCAGTAAATCTTCTACTGAAAAACAGATTTGGTATTATATACGTGCTAATACGATACATAACATTAAGATATTATGGGAACGTATAATAAAAAAGTATACTCTGTTAACTATTGACCAATTGAAATCTGGTTATCCATATCCCGAAGAATTGTCTTACGAACTCGAAGATGATTCTGTTAAGGATGAACGGGATATAGAAAAGTATAAGAAGGGTAATTCTAGATTTTCCAAGTGTTTGTGGGATATCGATCATTTATGCGAAGAAGAAGTAAATCGTAGTATATTAAATGAGTGTAAAAGGCTGAATATGTGTATATCTGAATTATCACTTAAACAGTTTATACCGTTTATAGAAAAAGATTATCATTTGGGTAAATGTAAGGGTATATACAAAGATAGAGATGGAAATGATACCATATGTAGCCACGAATGTGGTAATAAAAAACAGAATTTTTGTAGGAAGCATGTAAATCAGACACTGTATTGTGATAGAGATGTTAATATGAAAGTGATTCCTAAATCAAACAGTTATACACCATTGCATTCGGAACAGTCTTTAGAGGAAATGGCCGATCAATATCATTAAAAAGGTACTTAAAAGTTAGAGTTCTATATTTCATAACATGAACAAATCTGATATACTGTTAAACTCTATTGATATGTTTTATGAAATTCCTAAAAATAGGGAAATATTGGAGAACATATTAAATAAAACTGGTGGTATATCTTTGAGAAACTTAGAATGGTTTATAACAAATTATTCTAAGCGTACAAATTTATCTTATAAAACGGGTGATGGTAAAATTTTTAGTGTTCATTGTGCCTATAAATCGAGTTTGGATGGGTATAGTAAAAAATTATTCGACCCATTTTGTAGATCGACTAAAATTGGATATACTATACCTGGTACAAATCATGAAATTCATACAACGGTAGCACAATTGAATTTCATAAGATGGTGTATAAAAAATAAAATAATAGAATACATAAACGTTAATAAAAATGATTTATTTAGTAAGCGCGCGACATGAAACCTTCTTTAAACGAGAATGTTTGGTATCCTACGTAATATGCGTGTAAAATATAATCACGCGTTAAGCCACTTTTCATATTTACTTCTAGTGTTGTTTTGTTTGATTGTAATTGACTAAAATCCAAGCTTCCCGATGGTTCCACATTAATCGGATTCATCGAGAAAGCATACGTATAAATATTTCTATACGGTCTAGATAAACGACTTGTAAAAGGTACTACGTATTTATAATATTTGTGATCGCTATCTTGTAAATTTGGCATATCTTCTCCATTTATGAATATTTTAGCTTTTTCCATGGGTGGATTATAAAATTCATTCTTTACGGAATATTCTACGTTTGATGAGAAGTTATATCTGTTTGCGAACACATTTGCTAATAATGTATTTCCGGTACCATCAAAAATATTTTCGATTTCAAAATCAGCCTGTCTAAAAAACCAGAATATATTTTTTACGGGTATGTCCGGAACGAGTTCTAGTTTTACGTCCGTTTCACCCGTTTTGATTTCAAGAGAAGGGTGTTTTTTAACAACATCTGTTATGAACGTGTGTTCTTTACTTTTAATGTAAACCCTCTCTTCGTTGGGTATTGTTATTTCTTCTGTAATAATATCAAATCCATCGAGTGAAACTGTACCTGCAGCATTTGTAAAGAATGTTTTAGGTCTAAAAACAAACTCAAATTCTATTTTTTGTTTATGTATGGCACACGTTGGAAAATATGGCCTATTTGGTTTGTTTGTTTCGTATTCATCGCTTTCATATTTTCTCGAAAAGAAGAATGGAATGGGTATAAATAATTTAGATTTTAAACCTCCAAATACTGCATTACCTGCTAATAACGATGTATCTTCTGCTAAATTCCTGTTTAGTGTATATCTTTTTGTACGCTTTTCAGATTCGTCGAGGTACATTTCGTCATAAATAATACCCCAATCATCGTGAAATGTTTCTACAATGAGATCATCCACACGCATAGTGATTGATTTGAATATATGTCTTCCTACTTGGTCTGCAAAATATTCATCGTTTGCATTATTTATAGATGGTAGAGTTAATGATATATACATATTGGATAAGAGATCTCCCATATTCCTTGGATTTAAGGTTACTTTAATCGTTTCTCCAAAAGGCCAATTTGGTTTGGCTGTACTTGGTTTGCTAACGTTTAAACTTTTATGAAACTTGGTAAAATGTGCGTGATTTTTAGAATCATATTTAAAGAACGATTTGTCGGGTTCGTCTGATAAAAGGTACGTATCTTGTTTACCTATGGCGTTCATTCGTAAAACGGCACCGGTATTTGGACCAGATGTATCACACATACTACTTATTATTTACAATTTTTTAAATATCATTGTACACGACTATGGGCCTGTTATGAAAATGTTTGTTTACGTATTTGTATAAACCTATGTACCATAAAAATACTTCTTTTCTGGATAACGATAAATTTCTATTGATAGTTTTGATTTTTCCAATTTCTCTTGATCTGAGAACTTCCTGAGATGGCGTACCACATGTTTTAAAACACGAATAACATACTCTTTCTACTTTTAATTTGAAAAATTTCAAATACGTTTCGTTGTTTATTAAAAAAATTGGTTTTATTTTTTTATACTTTCTGATGAGTTCGCGTTTTTCTTTATTATCTGTTTTTACATATGGTTCTAAAGGACAGTCGCATATGAAACAATATCCTTTGCATTTAATATACATAAAAGATATACTATTTATTCTTTTATGTACTATAATGAAATTATACAACCTGATGGAAGATCAGTTATAGGTGTAAATCATAATTTAGAAAGACCGAATGTATTAGAGGTTTTACCCACCGATGAATCTCGACAAGTACAAGAACCTGAATATAAACTTTTTGAATCGATTGTGGTATATTGGTTAAATATGTTTTTAGTTTTAGGAAGTGTGCATTATGTAATTATGTATGATAATCTCCTAACTATACTTAATTGTTTAGCGTGTTTATTACCAATGCATAGTCTACAACATAACAGTATGCACGGTATGTTTGCATATACTATTTATGTTATGATTTCCATGATATTAACAACGTTTTTAGGTTTATATGAATATATTTGGTATTATCTTGCCTGTAATTGTACAATTATATGTATTTTTTTAACCTCAGTGGTGAATTATATAAAATATATTAGGAATCGAAACCGAAACCAAAACCAAAATGAACACGTTGTATGAACAAAAAGATTTGGATATAGCCAAGGGTTTATATAAAAATGAGTTAGAAAAATGTGAACGGTTTGCGAGAAGTATTCATAAACTTAGAGAATCTCGCAAACAGTACGATGATAAAAGAGAAAAAAGTAAAATAAAATTTTTGGACATTGTTCCGGAGAAACAAGTTCAAAATAGACACGTTAATAAAATGTGTCAGGCGATAACAACGAGTGGTAAAAGGTGTAATTTTAGAGCATCATGTGGTGTCTTCTGCAAAAAACACGTAGCTAAAAAATAAATGTATTGTTATATTAAATGTTAGATCAAGAAACTCTCAGACCTGTCATAATAGCCATGGCTCTTTATTTGGCAATTTCTCAAATTATCCCAGAACTTTTGAAGAAACCAACGAATATTAAATTTATCGATGATATTGTTGCTATGTTGATCGCACAAAAGGGATCACTTACTTCGGGTACCATTCTCACCGGACTTATCGTTTTTATCACCAATTACATTAACGACGAATTCTTGTAAAATGTTTTCTCTAGACGTTAACATTCGTGTTCTTGGGTGATCCATATATCTTAGTTTTTTATTATACGCATCTTCCATAAACTCCATGAGTTGATTTGCATTTGGTTTACCCCAGGTCATACCGGCCTTGAATAGGAAATCATCTTTTACCAACTCCTGGCGTTCACAATCAATTGTATACGGTGTTTTTATATATTCTGGTGCACCACCAAAGTCCGTGATAATAACTGGTTTATTTCGTAAAGCTGCTTCTACAGCCCCTAAACCAATACCTTCTGAACTTGAAAAACTCACATAACAGTCTGATTTTGCGTGTATGTCTTCCATAACTTCATTTGATACTAGATCGTTTATAATTGTGACGTTTGGTATATTTATGTTTATGGGTTGTTTACACGTTGCTTTTACAATAAGTCGTGCATCTGGTTTGTTTAGACGAATAAACGTTTCTAAAATTTTGTTAAAGTTTTTCCTAGGGTCTAATACATTTCCAATGTGATAAAACGTGTATGGTCTGTTATCTGGTACGTGAGCGTGTATTATAAAAAAATCGGTATCTGGAAATTGTTTTTTAAAAACTCTTTGACAAAATTCGCTTGGTACAGCAATTCTATCAAAAAGTTTAAAAAGTTTTCCGTAATCTTCGTGTACGGTTTCTGTTTCACATATAGTCATACACGTTACGTGTTTAACTTTACGTTTGATTTCCGGTATTTTGTCTAACCAGAATTGAACGGGTAAGGCGTAAATAAATGCTTTTTCACAGACGGGAATTTCGTCGTTTATGTCGATGCACTTACTACCAGGAAAAAGATCCATATATTTTCGCATTTGTTGCCCTATCCCACTTAAAGCTGTTGGTCCGATGAATAACATTTACTATAAAGATAATCTTTCTTTTATATATATTACGCGATGGACTCTGTTAGAGAACAAATTCAAAATCAACTTTCACGATCAAAAGTTCACACAGACGAACTTTATAGTATTATTAAACAAATTGCGGATCACATTGATCCACCAAAAGCTGTTCCTCCAGCTCCAGCACGAACCACTAAACCAGCTCCAGCTCCAGCTCCAGCTCCAGCCCCAACTCCAGCCCCAGCCCCAGCCCCAGCTCCAGCTCCAGCTCCAGCACCAGCCCCAGCACCAGCTAAGAAAACTGTTAAGAAGACAAAGTCAGCTTCTAAAAAGTAGGTTGAAGAGGTACGGGTTGTGGTCTAACTTTATTTTTTATGAAGTAAAATCCACCGCCAATTAATGCAATGCAAAAGGCGAGATAATATAAGGGGTATTTCTTTTTCTTTTCTTTTTCCATTTTTTCGATATCCTCCTTATCTGGAAGTTTTTTAACATTTATGTTGAGTTCGTCTATCTTCCCGATAAGATTGTGTAGTGCTTCGAGTATAAGAATTTCTCTGTTTATAGGTTTTTCTTTAACATCTATTGATGTAATTTCCAACGTCATGAACCATTCCGAATCTGGTTGTAATGTGACATAATTCCCGTTTCCCTGTTGTTCGTAAAATACAAAGTCGAGTTTTTGTATAGAGATGGGGTTAAATAAACTTGTTTCTCTATTAAATCCACGCCATTGTTTATCGTGTATTTTAAAATTGTTTGAACCATCAAATTGTCTTTCTAAAGGTATTCGAGTGAGTATTTGACCATGACGCTCGTCGAGAATCTGTGCGACTTTGGGTATATTTTCACATACGATGTCTATAAATTTAGCACCGTTACCAGCTCCACTACTTGTTGTACCAACTTGAGTAACGTAAAAATCAACAACTTTAAATCCACATACTTTACTCATGTCGGACACATGTGTGTTTGCTGTTAAATTAAGGTCGATTGAAAAAGTATTATTAGTACCCGTAACAAATTTTGAATCCACTGTTATGTACTGTACTTTTTTTGGTAATTCCTGGAGTGAAACCATCTTGTATTTAGTATATAAAAAAATAAACATAAATAATAGCAAATACAAACAAAAATGTTCCCTTTTTATTCCAGTGTTTGTAGGTTATTTCAAACTAGTATAAAAAATGTACCAAGTGATGTGATCGATACACCTACTCTTTCTAAAACAGTTTCAAAAGTGTCTTTGATAGATAACGATAAAATAATGTTATTACCAGATAATAAATCTTCGGATAATTTGGTGTCTGTAAACGATGTCGGTGAACGTGTTATACTCGAATATTCCAAGTTTGACCCTTTATTTATGCATTATAGACCTAAGTCAAAAAAGATTAAAATTAAATATACACAATAAATAAATGAAAATATGGACTACATGCACTTACACACCCACGACTTCAAACTCGCTTTCTGTCAGGCAACTGAAGGGCTCTGCGAAGACGTTAAAAGGATTATATGGGAAAAATCTCAAAAATACGAATACGAAAATCTTGTGTGCCCGGAAACCCCGAAAAAAACAAGAGAAAGGCGAGATTCACAACTCCCAACTGAAAGACTCGAAACGTTGGTCAGAAAATGGAGAGAAAAGTGGGGCGAACCATAATGCTCTTTATAATCGTATGCAATTACTCGCTTACGAAGAATTTAATCACGAAGATTTTAAGAGAAGAGAATATGATTCGTATTCACTTGTTCTATATAGAACACTTATTGCAGAAACAACTTTACGGAGACGTAATTTGAAATATACAGCTATGTTTGGTGATAAATGGACAAATAATGATAATATACACGAAATACGTAGACGTATAAACGATTCTTTATGCGAGTGTGAAAGATTAAAAAACAGAGAACGTAAATTTAAGGAAAAATATTTTCAAGATCCTAATTATTTAATTAAGGGTATAGATACACTTTAGAAAAAACAAATATATGCTAAAACATGCACTGAGAGTAGTTGAAATAGCCATATGTAATATATTATTATACCAAGCATAAATAGAATATGATAGTAACCCTGTTATATTTACTATTATAAAATATGTACTGATATCGTCAACTTTTTTAGTATTATGAATTTTATATATTTGTGGTATTAAATTTATAGTTAATAAAGTGCTTCCTACCCAACCTAAAATGTCTACGATGTGCATATTATTTTAACTATATATTTTATAACGTATACTATGTTGAGTATAATAAACCCTGGTAGTAAAACGCTTCGGATATCATGTCCTACAAAAAGGAAAGAAGGTATAGAGGAATATGAATATTTTAAATCTAAAATAAAAAAGTCAACATTACAATACGGTGCCATTGTATCAACCTACCATTTTATGTTCCATACACCTATTGATGGTATTTCTGCAAGTATTGGGACTGTTGCTTCGTATATTTATGTAAATTCACTTTCTGAGTATGTTGATAACATAGAACGTTCTTTCAATTTAAATAGAAGACTTTTAGTACCTACATCTCTTGCATTAGCCGAGTCCATGTGGAATTCCTCGGATTTCCCATTCGATTTTAATATGGGCGCAACACTTTTTGGGTTTTTGGTTTATAAAATAGCTTTTTATCAAATTGTTGCCGAGGAAATTTTAAAAGACAACGAAGACCTAAGTGAACTTGATCAAATGTAAAAAGTAAATTAAAAGAATAAAAATGTCTGTTTTTTATGAATTGTTGAAAAAAAGCACGAACCTTGTTCAAGTCGAAGAGTTGAATGATCTCTTTTCATCCATTGCGAGTGATGGTAAATTGGATATGGAAATTTGGGGTCTTGAAGCTAATGATAGTTTCCCGGATAAATGTAATCCAAAACAATTTGATTCTCTTTCTTATATTGGATTGAGTAAACCGGATGGAAGGGAAGATCTTCGATTTGTTGAGTTCTTTTATGAAAATAAAGGGTGTGAAGGTATTATTGAACCCTTTTTTGAAATGTTATCGAAGAAATTATCTAACGATGGCAAAAAGAACATGATAATTGTTCCGCGTGTAATTCGTAATAAAACGAAAGAATTCTGGAAGATATATCTTAAAAAGTATTTTACAGATATTCAATCCGGTGAAAAATTTATTGCCAAGAATAAGATTCCTCCAGTTCTTGTATGGAACGAACTTACTAAAATCATGCCTTATAAGCCCGTTGAGGATGATGAAGATGTTGAATTTGATAATTAACGAGTAATTATCCTACTTAAAAAATAGTTTACACTATGTTATATAAATAAAAATGAATAATCTTACCTTTGAACTTATTAAAAATTGTACTACGCTCGTTAAACTCACGCACCTCAATGATCTCTGTAATAAATTAACCGATACGAATAGTGATGTATACGCATTACGCGCCGATTTTGGTTATCCCGAACACCTTATTCCTAAAAATAATAAAAAAAATCTCGCTTACATGGGTATTTCTAAAAATAAAGTAGATACGACTTACGGTCAAGCACATTTTATTACGTTTACCCACGAACCTAAATTGTCTATACGCGATGCACCCGTTGGTATTTTGAGAAACATGTATAACATATACATGGACGAAAAAATCGAGGAACTTGTCGAGGATGGGTATAAAGAAGGCGAAAACTTTTCTGTTGAATTATTTCCACAAACTATTGACCGTAGAAACGTTGGGTATTGGAGATGGGTATTGGAGGATGATTGGGGTGTGTGTGATCAAATATCCATGAACGATCTTATTGATGATTACGAAATTAAAAGATACATAGATTGGGCTGATTTGTATAACATTTTACCCGAAAATATTGACGATATTGAACACCACGAGGCTGATGAAGATGACGAGGGTGAATATGATCTTGACGGTGATTTAACCGAGGAAGAAGAAGGTGAATATATAAGTGAATCGGAAACCTAAGTTTGTGATAAATGTAAAAAAACTAAAAACTAAAAAATAAAAATGCGACCAAACTGTCCCTACGAGAACTGTTATTGCAGAGCTGGTAAGAACGGATTCTGTTTAAAACATAAAGATATTGGCGAAGCTATCGAAGCTTTACTCTTACTTTCAAAAAGTATTAAAAATAAAAATAAAAATTAAATTAAGTAATCATGTCTACGGAGAATGATACGAATACGCGCGTTATTCAAAAAATAATGACACTCGTGGACGATCATTCCGATGAATTGCCAGAAGGTGATTATTTAGAAATTTGTAATAAACTAAAAGATATGTTTCTAAATAGACATAATACTAGACGTCCACGTACCTTACCTCGTAGTTTACAACCAAACCCAATGGATGTTATTTATGAACGATGTATGGTTCTTGTTAGAGAAAGAAAAAGATTAAAACGATCACTGAATCAAGTAAAAATAAAACACCGTATAACCGCGCGTGTAAAAAGAGAAGCACTCGATTCGTATTGTGATGCCCTAAATTTACCATACTGTGAGACTTTACAGGATTTACAAGAACTTGGACACGCTTCGAATTCAAATGATTTTTTTAAGGATTATATGAACTTAATTAATGGGTACCTTAGAGGTTTAAGGGAACGGTATATAGTTGAATGCGATAATATAGAAAATGAGATTTTGGTGTACTCAAATTTTGTTTGTGCAACACAACGTATTATAGATTCTTTTAATGATATTCAGTTAAATATTCCACCAATTCGGTAATGAAATGTAAAATATACACAAAAAAAACCTAAGTCGATGTAAAAATATAAAAAAACTAAGTTATTAAAAATGGACGAGCTTACCAATTTAATGCGTTTAATTGACTTGAATTCCGAGGTAATCCCCGAAGGAAATTATCTTGAAATGTGCAACTCAATAAAAAAAGTACACGACACAATGTCTCGATCAAATTCGAATGACGATTCTGAATCCGATGACGATGAGCAATTTAGGATTCGTGAAATTATACGTCGTGATATACAAACACCATTTTCAGCACAGAGAAGTAATAGACGTAGATATTACGATACCGATGATGATTCAGAAGATTTACAGAATGCGGATGCAGATGCGGGTATTGAAGATCCACCAGGCGAAGACGACGATGTTTTGATGACTTCTCCAGAGGAAGCACGAGATTTATTGCGTTATGTTAATTCAGTTTTACCACATATAAACGTTCCTCGAGAAATTGTTGATGACGTTGGATTTCATAGGGAATTGCGACAGATTGAAATGGCTCACAACGAGAATGAATTACGAAGACTGGAACAAAAGATTGTGGACGTACAAAGGACTATTCGTAAAACTAAGATTAGACAAAGAATTACTGCAAATGTTCGTAAAGACGCTGTTAAAAAACGAGCTCAAGAACTTAATATAAGATTACCCAGATACACTATCGGTGCTCTTTTGGATAAGGGACACAATGTAGGTAATGAAAGAGAATTTTACAAAACCTACCTTGATGAGTATAACGAAGAAGTTGTAAATAAATTAAGCGAATTGAACGACGATTTAGTTGGTTTTCTTAGAGAAAAAGATTGTATTTTAGCGGAAATGAACGAGTTAGACGGTTAATTTAATTATCATTTAAATATAATTTTACACCATTTTTCATTAATATTACCGAAAGGTGAAAATTCAAACAAAACGTGTATTAATGCACCAACAATTATAAGTACACCTACCCCATTATATAAATATTTCGTTATTGCCCAGAATAATAATTGTAAGATAACACCTATCGTGAGTGCTTCGAGAAGGACTGTGGATACAGGCCGGATATTCATTTATAGTTTATAAATATTTTATTTGTAGATTATATAAAATAGAATAATGTTATCGTCTAGA